CGTTACCCACAGCAGTATCTCGTCAATCTTCTGCACCGAGGCTGCGAATAGACAGCCGAAGGGAATCTGGGCATCAGGCACAGGGCTGAGTGGGGAGCCGGGCGCCGGGTTCTCCGCATCGTAGAATATCTGTGTCGTCCACTGCTTGAACGCTATCACGTAGGTGAGCTGAGTGGCGAGGAACACCCCCTGGTCAGCCTTGGTCGAGGCGGGGATGACGTTCAAGCCAGCCCACACCGCCGCGTTGTTGAAGCCGGCCGTCCCCCAGATACTACCGTACACGTCCATCACATAGAGCGTGGCGTCGAGGTAGGCCCAGCCAGGGACTAGCTGAAGGCCGGCGAAGGTCGAGTCAGTGATTTGGACCAAGGAGCCGGTTGAGGGGGTGTAAATGCCAGCCCACGCGATGTTCATCAATACGACTGTCTGGGGGCTGGAGTTCACTGTCTCGAAGTAGGTTTGGTAGCCGCCTGGTAGCCCTGAGCCAGGCACTGCCCCAACAATCAACTCATTGACATACAAATAGCCGCCGGTCACACACAGAACCTGGAGGGGAATGCCAGGGGTGCCTGTGTAGGTATATTGACCGGCGGCAAAGCCGGGGTTGCTGTAGTAGGGCAGGGGGCTAACCCCCAGCCGCTTGAATACCCAATACTCGCCGTCCGCCGGGTCCTTCTCCGCATAGGCGTTGACTAGACGCGCGTCCTTCGTGATGGGTGTGTTGGGGGAGCGAGTGTAGAATTGCTGGACGAGCGGCCACCGTCGCGGTATGGCGACTGTGTTGGCTTGGCGGCTCTCGGGCATCATAGTCCTAACCAGCGTGCCAATCGGGCTAGGACACAGTTAAACCCGTTGGCGGGTTAGGGGGGGTGAGTAGTGTGAACGAGGCTGACTCGACACTCCAGGCACTGTTGCCATTGGTGGTTGAAAGGGCTTGAACTGCGGCGACGAGGGCTGCGCCCGTCGGTAGCACTGGTGTCAGCATGCTCAGCAGTTCGTTCACGGAGGCCGCCGGGGCGCTCGCTGTGTAGGGGTAGGTGCCAGCTGTTCCGCTCGCTAGACGCACGCCGACGAGGTAGCCGGTAAGTTCGCCAGTGGTGATTGCTGATCCATCGACGTTGAGTGTAGGGTCAATCCAACTCACTTTGCTTGGGTTAGACATGTAGGCTCCTGGGGTAAAGGTAATGGTTCCTGTAGGGGATACTGAGATGATGTCGGGACCGCCCGCCACCTCCGTGAACGTATAAGGGGGCGTGCCCCCACTGGCCTGTCCCGCGACGCTCTGGGAATAGGGGACTCCCTTCGTCGCCGTTGGGAGGGTCTCGCCAGTGAGCGTGAGAGTCATCCACGGTCCCTCGCGATCGGGTCTATGCCCTTCTTCCGCAGCCGCGCATCATGCTCATCCCGCTGCGTGTACTCATCACGCCGGTTTGAGATGACCTTGGCTGGGTCCTTGCGCTCCTGCCGCTCCTTGCGCAGGCGATCTCGCCAGCCCCAATCGACTTTGACATCCTCTGGTTTCACCGGAATCTCCCCTGGTAGTTGATGGTACGAGCGTCGGTAGTGAAGTAGGTTGACGAATCTTCTACGTCCCAGTCCTCTAGCACACCCAAATGATACTCAGCCATCGCCGTACAGCGGTCCACGATAGCCTGCGGCTGACCCGTGCTGATCTGCTTAGCTAGCTCCCACATGAGGCCGAGGAACCACTCGACTGGGAAGTTCATCGTATCTACTAGGGTTACTGTGCCAGTTACCTGTTGGGTAATGATGAGGTGAACTGTCCCTGTAGCGGCCTGGGTGTCGGGCGTCAACCAGAGATTCACGTTGAGCGAGAGCTGCTGCTTGTCAACGTAGAAGGAAGTGATCGTGCCCTGTGAGTTGATCGTCGAGAGCATGTCCCACTCACTACGGCCCATCTGGATGAGGGGGCGGCGGTTCGCGTTCGAGTCAGTGTAGTAGGCTTCGAACCCTCGAATAGGCTTGGTCATCGGGACGTTGCCAGTTGGGCCGAGGGTGTAGAGGTACTGCCCCACTACTGGGGTAATGGGGAGGTCTTGGTTCAACCATAGCTTTAACCCCGGCTTCACTTGCAGGAAGTTAAAGATATAGGTGAGCGTGTTCATGTCCTCAGCCAATGTATCTGAGTCAGGGTTCCGGCCGCGACCGAGGTAGCCGGCCTCCTTTCTCGCTCGGGAGATTATTTGGTAGGGAGTGCCGAAGGTAGATGGGGTAGTCATTTTCCGATCACCGGATAGTTTCTATGTATATAGCGAACCCCACACCACTGGCACCAAACCTGTTGCTCATACTGTTCTATGATTGGCATAGGCTTCATGTAGCATAAATTAAATCTATGCAGTAACTTCATAGTTGGTCGATAAAGCCATCTGTGCCATAGCCATTTCATTGCTATCCTCCTACCTATCAAAGTCCAGTAGTAGCAGAAAGCCCTTCGGCTCATCCACCTTGAAGGGAGTAGCCCATATCGCGCCATCCCATCCCTCAGGCGGCATCAGCCCCACGTCGAAGCGGAAAGCGCCACGGCTCTCCACTGGCAGAATGAGATTCTCTCTTGCCTCATTCCACCAGAGGAGCAGCCCAGCTTTCTCTTGTACAAGAAACACTATGCTGGTCATCTTGAGCCCGCGATGCTCGAAGCTGACTAGCTTGAATACCTTCTCTTCAGCTATCTTAGTGGCATTGACAGTGCGAAATCCAGGTACCTTGAGTAACCCACTGATCTGGGCAGACACGTTTCTCTGCCCACTGCCGGTTAACTTTACCTTGAAGTCCATACTAAGCTGCCGTCGGGTTGATGATGGCGTTGGGGTTAGTCGTCGCTCCGGTGATGGTACCGAAGTTGTTTGCTGCTCCAATGCCAGTGCTGGCTGTGATAATCAGACCAGTTGATGTTGCTAGTGTCCAGCAGTAGTTGTCATAGAACATTCCGCTAGAGGTAGAACCTGAGCCTGTGACTAGAGAGCCAGTTGCAGCAGTTGTTGGCTTCGATGCCTTGTTGCGCCCGATGTTGACGTTGGTGAAGATCAACGCAGCCATTGGGATGAGCAGCGCGCCGGTCGTAGCTGCTTGGGAATTGATGAAGTTATCTGTAATCGTCAGTCGATCGAAGGCAGCGCCCGGCTTGACTAGGCTGCACGCACCTGAGGTCGCGTTGTTGTACCAGTTGCAGTTGGAGATGCGCAGGCCGCTCGACGTGTTGGCGGTTGCTGTAGTCGTCACCAGGGCTAGGATGTTCAAGGCCGCTCCTGCATCTATAAGGTCGCAGCTCTCGATATTGAAGTCCCACGGTCCAGTCGTTGCGGTGAAGGAAGCCACAGCCGGCTGAGGGGGCCAAATCTGGTAGGTTCCAATACCATTAGCTGTACCAGTGAGCTGCTGCACGATGTACGTGCCAGGCAGCACCGTCGAGCCCGTCAGCGCTGCGCCCGGCCAGATTGTCGACACCGCACCGACGGAGGTGTAGGTGCAGTAGCCGCCCGTCGTCTGAGCTGTCACTGTAGAGGTTGCCGAGCTGGAGCTGATGTGGGTGAAGGCCGAGGCAACAGCCGCGAAGCTACCGATAAACCTGAAGTTCTGGATCGACATGTTGGCCGCACGGACAGGGATCGTCGCAGCAGTGGCTGTGTTGAAGACGATCGTCGGCCGGAAGTTACCTGAGCCCAAGCCGATGATCGCAACACCATTGACGTTCATACGGAAGTTGTAGGTGCCGCCGCCCGTTGAGGTCACGATGGCCCCTGTCGGGTCATAGGTAGCTGCCATGAGGCCGTCAGCCCCCGTGCAGAACTCGACGTGCCCTGGCTTCACCAGGATGATATCGCCTGCCCCTTGCACGCACATCTGCAGCGCTTGAGTGATCGTGGCGAAGGGTCGCTGGTAGGTACCTGCGTTGTTGTCAGAGGCGCCTGAGAACCGAGTCGCGTTGACGCCTCCAGGGCCGAGGCCTGCCGAGCCGCCGACGCCGGGGCCGTTGCCTACCCAGTAGATGTTACCTGGATTAGTTTGAAGGATAGGCAAACCTCGCAGGGTAACGCCTGCGAGGAAGCCGTTGGGGAAGTTAGTCGTGTTAGCCATTGCATACTCCGGGTCAGTTGACAGTTAAGACTATCGCGCATCAGCGATCCTTTTGCCTTCTGGGCTGTTACGGCCCGTTGCTGCCGAGCAGTGCTCGGGGGTCTGTATTGCCTAAGCTCAAACGCATATACCATGCTGCCTTCGCGTTTTTCGTATCGAAGTCGTTGTCTTGATCAAACTCAGGATGCTCTCTCCAGAATATCTGCATACCATTGAGGCAGTTGGTACGGACGAACCACGCATGGGGCGTTGTCAGGTAGTGGTTCATGTGAATGCCTTCGGGGAAAGCATTCGTTGCCTTGATGACGTTGATGTCGTTGTTCGCAGTGCCGGGCTGCAGTACGCTCTTGAGCAGCCGGTTCGCATTGAACCAATCATTGCGATGGCAGATCAGGGAGCGGGGCAAGATGCTGATGAACAGGTTGCGATCGGTCTGAAGGCCCATCGCCTGGATGCAAATGTCTTCGAGAGAGGCTTCCATCATGTCTGCGGCTGGCGTCAGCGCATTGCTGTAGGTGCCGCCGGTCGTGTTGACGTGCGCCGCATTGAGGATGCTCAAGCCGTCCGCGTTGAGGAACACCGACCCAGTGAAAGCATCGTTGTAGATGCCTGCAGCAAGGTTCTCGATAGTCTGCACGGCCGAGAACGCATTCGCATGCGATCGGTTCATGGAGACCTTTTCGTAGAGGTTATCTTTAATCTCCTCGTGGGTCACTACGTAGCCCAACGAATACGCAATGTGCGTATAGGTGGCCACGGGACCCTGGATCTCTGAGTCATAGACGATTGAGCCACCTTCCGGTTTGATGCTACCAAGCCCGAAGCCAGTCACCTGGACATCTTGCTCGTATGCCATCTCGGAGGGCAGTTCGTCGAA